CTCCTAGGGTGATTGAATGCCGCTACCAGACGCCTCTAAGAAGTCTCCAAGGGTCTACACCCTGCTTCAGAACACCGATCTAGACTCTGTGACGTTCGCAAACGTGCAGGCTGTAGGTAATCCGATAGCGATTGAAGAGGCCAATGAAGATGAAATGCGAAGATTAGTCCTCGTGAACCTGTGCAGATTGGTCACGAGTGGCGAATGGTCGGGGCTACTCGAGGCCGGCGGGGCCGAAGGGAACGCAGCGAAGACGACGCCTTGGTCGGACACAGCCTCGGGCACCTACTGGGAAGTTGCCCGATCATCACCGTACGGAGATAACACCGTCCAAGCCGGCGGGATGGGAACCGACCTCGTAATGTGGCCCTTCCTCGCCCCGAACAGCGGTACAGTATCGCTCATGGCCATAGCGATCAACTCCAGTGTCACTAACACCATGTCGCTCTGTATCTACTCCGATCTGGATGGGCTGCCCAATGAACTCCTTGGCTATGGAGACTTCGATCTTTCTGGTTCAGGGACAATCGAGCAGGACACATTTTCGGACGATATTGTTCTGGAAAAAGGGGTGCAGTATTGGTACGGGCCAAAGAGTTCTAGCGCCAACCAACCTAACATGAAAGCGATCAAGGTCGATAACTGTCCTTCAATCGGTCCCCTAGGAACTAGCGTCTTGGCCAGCAGTGGTCAAGGGTCTCCCTGCGTGAACACCGAGGTCGCTTACGGCGACTCGATCCCTGCAACGCTCACCCCGGCCAACTTCACTTATCTATTGGTGGTTAATCGCATGATTATGGGGTTAGAGTTCGCATGAATCGGAACTATACTCGCTACTCTGGTTCGGAGATTGTCGAGCAGGGGAAGTACGAAGTGACATGGGCTCAAGTCCGAAAGGAACGGAATCAGGCTCTTCTCGATTCCGACTGGCGTGCTGGAAAGGACGTTGTCCTCTCGGCGAGTTGGAAGGAGTTTCGGGATTTGTTGAGAACGCTCCCACAGCGCTTCGATGACGCCGGCGATGCCTGCGATAATTTCCCGGTGATGCCTGATGAGTGAACTCAGTGAGAAGGCTAAAGAAATGGTCATGGAAAATGGCATGGCTTTTCTTCTCGGGTGGATCTTGGGAATGGGCTTAGGACAGACATTGTGGGACTCCATCACCGGGGTGCTTTGATGGCGAAGAAACCTAGCGATTTTGTTTACGAAGTGAGATTTTCCCTTCAAGACAAAGAACGCGAGATGGCTGACAGTTTGATTGCCATACTAGGACTGCAAACCGTTCCTAAGATGCTCGACGGTCTAGGTGTCGAACATATAGCGAAAATGATGGACGATCCGACCAAAATCATTCAAGTCATGTATTCAGTTGCCTTGATACTGGAAGCCTTCGGAATCGAAACAAGGTGGCCCACACCTTTTGATTACTCCGCATGGCGTGAAGCGTATGAAGCGAAGAAGGCGTTTCACGAACAAACAAGAGCCGAAACCGGAGCAACGGGACCCGCCGCCGGTCAAACCGGCATCGACCTCTTGACTGGAATTGTCTACAACCTGTTGAATCCAAATTGGACTTGGTTTGAACCCCCTCCCGGCGAGAATGGCGGCGGGGGCGGCGGCGGATTCTAATTCAAAGAATCTGAATTATGATGCTCAAGGTACACCCTAGAGGCTCACGATTTGGGGCCGTCGGTCCCGCATAGCCGTAGATCCATCATGGAGGCTGCCTCCGGGTGTTCTTCGCCGTTAGCAACGGCTAGAATATGATTCTGAAGGTGTCTAATGGTCTTCTCCGACTGTCGCAACCGCGCAGCCAGTCCGACTCGGTTCGCTGGCCCGTTATCCGCGGTGAACTTGATTGCGTAACGGATCTCCGAACTCTTTCCTCGGGCGGGCCATGATTCGTAGATGCGATAGGCTTCATTGTCAAGGGTGGCTGATATTAGGTGCATTCAACTCGCCTCTTCTTTATCTAGCCAAAGTTTTCGCCATTTCCTAATTTTTCGGTAGGCTTGTTTTCCCCGGCCAACGGGAGAACCCTCAATGTAAGTAATTCCCCATGTGGTATTGCAGTTATCACAATGGATTTCAGCGCCCGGAATCACTCTTAAGTCATCATCACTGCAAACTGGACAACGCATTTAACTCGCCTCCTTCAGGAACACGTCTAGGAGCCTTCGACAGTGGGGGCAGGGGATAGTTACCTCAAACGTCCTTGTCTGGGCAGGAGTGTCGTCTATGGGCTTCATCCGAACATCTCCCTTAGTCGGCGGTTACACTCACAGTTGATGCAGAGCCATTGATCTTCTTTGGCTCCACAGCAAGGCACGACTTCATCAGACGTTCCACAACTCTCGCACTTCATTCAATCCACCTCTCGGGTTCCTCTCGACAGAATACACAACCGGGGTCAATTCTCCGAGCCCCACAGTTACGGCAGCAACCTTTCTTTTCTTTTCTCGGAAGCCTGCTCATTCAATCACTCCACACCAGACAAGGCACCACCACTGCCCACCCACCCAGCATGTCCGGGCCGAGCACTTGGGGCATTCAACATATCCTTCATCATTCCAGTTCGTCGCTTTTTCATTCATCTTTATCACCTGTGGAGGATCGGCGTTCAGTGTGGATGCACTCATGTACCGACCCTCCAACTCTTGAGGTACGTCTACCATATATTATTATGCCGGTTGTTGAAGCCAAGGCTTCTGGGGGTCCCCCCTTCAGCCTCACCACCTCCCGCCATACCTGTTCAAGCCCACAATAGCCACCGGGTAAGAAGATTGTCTAGTATTTTGAATGAAATCGGGTCGTGAAGGCAGGTTGATAGACGGTCGGCCCCCGGTTGATGAACATGGTAGACGAAATAAGCCTCTTAATCGCCCTCGGAACGCTCAATTTGCTAGGTTCTTTGGGCCTTGCGCTCTGGATCAAGAGAGAATTAGAGGATTCGATGGAACAACTCGACAATTCTCTTGCCATGGCTCTGAAAAACACGATTGAGAACCTGACAGGTGAAGGCGTGATGGCTTTTGAGCCACCAAATCCGATCACCACGGCGATAAGTCAACTCCTGCTGGCCTCAGCGCAAAAACAAATGAGTACAGTCGAAGCAACGGTCACTTCTAGAGGTACAGACGGACAATTCATTGAAAAACCGTAAAGATAGAATTATAACCGAGGTTTTGTTTCACTTGCGATATGGCCCGACGCAAGAAGGCAACTCGACGCCGAAAGAAGCCGGCTCTGAATTTGTATGACATGGCGGTCGCGTACGGCAATCTGAATATAATCACCATGGCCACTCTCGGATCAGGACCGATAGAGGCCCTCAGTGGGGCCTACGATATCGGCTATACTAAGACGACCGGAATCGACCCCGGACTGAGTCGGGGAACTCAGCAACTCCAACTCGCCGGTGCTTCTCAAATCAGCCTAGCCGACATAATGAACGCGCCCGCTATGAGTTTCGATGCTGTTATGGCAAATGCCAGAGCATCGGCTGTACCCGCTGCCCTCGCTGCGATTTCCTTCAATATCGGCGCTGGCGTTTTCAAAAAAATAATGCGCAAGCCATTCAATCAAGCGAACAAATTGATCAAGCCTTTGGGCCTCAATGTGAGGATCGGTTGAAATGGCCGATGTACTCGCCTCGGGCGTCATCTATTTCTCTGATGGAACCACCGTCCCAATGCAGAACACCGCACAGACCGAGGGATCTAAGGAAGAGGTCTTGACAGATTCTGAGGTAACAACTACCGCCCAGAGTCTAGGAGATTACGGCCCCGGCAAAACAGTTGTCGCCGGTTATGTCTGTGTGGCAAACGCCTCGGGCTACTGTTACATTGAACGCCAAGGAGTGCCGATATCTTTCATTAACATCGGTAAGGCAGGCATGGCAGGCGGTTCTTATTTTCCCGCGACCGCATCAGTCACGCTGCAACCGGGCGACAAGTTGTATGCTTACGCCCAGACTGCTGCGGATCGCACCGCCAGTCTTCTCTGCGTGACCCGACAAAGCCACCGAGTCTTTCAGGGAACGCCATCAGGCGGGGCTAGTACATCACTGGTTGACACGATCACTTCCAATTCTATCGGCGATACTCTGGGCGGCGCGGGAGAGGTCGTCTCAAAGGCTTTGTTCGTCTCGGGCGACGGGACTCTGGTTACTTCCGCCGGCGGAGCGTGGATCAAGAACAACATCGGCAACATAGCCGGTGCGTTTGCCTCGCAGGATTCCGAAAACCATTTCCCCGGTTTCACTAATTGTGCAATAAGGATCAGTCTCAACTATACTGCTGCTGTCGAAACTTCCGCCTGAGGTGCAGGGCTATGGCGAAGATGACAAAGGCCAAGGCCCGAAAGAGGGCGCGAGAGGCAGGGATGAAATGTTTCCGAATCCAAGAGTTTCTCGCTTCGTCTATGCCATTCGATTCTAGCAAAAACAAACGTCTGTCTAAGTCATTAGATGAAGCCATGACAAAAATATGGTATGTAGCGGACCAATTGAAGTGATAGGATGCCGCTTCCAGATGCCCCGGCGCAGTCGCCCAGAGTGTACAAACTGCTCAAGAACACGACGCTAGAGAATCTCACAGACGATGATTTCATTCTAGTTGCTAATCCGATCACACTTGAATTGCTGAATGAAGATGAACTTCGCAGATTACTTTTGGTTCAACTCGCGCGCCTGACAGTGAAACAGGAATGGAACGGACTTCTAGGGTGATTGCATGCCGCTTCCAGACGCCTCTAAGAAGTCTCCAAGGGTCTACACGCTGTTGCAGAACACCGATCTAGACTCTGTGACGTTCGCAAACGTGCAGGCTGTGGGCAATCCGATAGCGATTGAAGAGGCCAATGAAGATGAAATGCGCCGTTTAGTCTTGGTGAACTTGTGCAGATTGGTCACTTCTGGTGAGTGGACGGGGCTCCTTACATCTGGTGGTGGGGGTGAACAGGCGTATCAGATCCCCTCCGCGGTCCTTGGTGCGACTGGGCAGTTCAAGTATTGGAATATAGGTACCCAATGGGCCGGATGTGGTGGGACTGGTGTCTCTGCACAGAACCTCTCTGCCGAATCTCAATTCTTCAATCCCTTCATCGCCCCTCAGACAGGAGCCCCCGCCGGTGTCTCGATCACGGTGAACTCGGCAACAACCGATCAGAACCTATACGTCAGTTTCTATGACTCTAGCGATGCAGGATACCCATCAACGCTCCTAGGCTACGCTACCATTGACACCGACGCGACCGGAGCGATCCGAGTGACCTCCTTCACCGAGCCTTCCGCTGGAACTTTGACCTTTACCGCTGGCACACAATACTATT